TAAATGACATAGAGGACAGACAAAAAGCTGATACAAGAGAGATATTTGATGAGTTAAAACTCATTGAAGAAAGCCTTGACTTACAAATCAATAAGGCTTTAAATAACCCTTTAAGTAATATGAGTGCTAAAACAAAATGAAACTAGAAATTAAAACAGTATTACCCTATCTAGTGCTATTTGGCACTTTAGCCATGACATGGGGTATGTGGTCAGAACGTTTAAATGCGGTAGAAGTTAAAGCAGATAGTGTTGCAGAAATGCAACAGGATCTTGCTGTTATAAAAGTACAAATTCAAGCAATTGATGAAAAGATGGCTTGGATGGAAGAGTTTTTAATAAAGAACTATAATGAGTATTAATGGTCATATCACGAGCACAAATGCAAAAGGAAGTATCCACAGGAGATAAGAAAATGAAGAAAAAACTAAAACCAGTTTCACCTAAAAATAAAGGTCTAAAAAAATTACCAACAAAAGTAAGAAATAAAATGGGCTATATGAAAAAAGGTGGTAGAGTAAAATAATGTGTAAATGCAATGAAGATTATGATTGTATATGTGAAGTAAAAAAGGACATCATTAATGGGTAAACTGTGTGCAAAAGGCAAAGCCGCCGCAAAGCGTAAATTTAAAGTCTACCCTAGCGCGTATGCAAATATGTATGCAAGTGCTGTTTGTTCTGGAAAAGTAACTCCAGGTGGTAAAAAGAAACCAAAGAAAAAGGCTGATGGTGGTATGATTAATAAAGTTTCTCAAGAAAGAAAGATGGTATCTAATTATGGTCAAGGTGGAGTAGCTAAAGGCTGTGGTGGTGTCATGGAAAGTAAAAGAAAAGTTACTAAAAAAACATAATGGCTAAAAAAGGTCTTAAAGCTTGGGTAGGAGAAAACTGGGTAGATATAGCTAATAAAAAATCTGATGGCTCTTATCCTAAGTGTGGGAGAAGTGGTAAAGAAAAAAGAGCAAAGTACCCTAAATGTGTCCCTGCAGCAAAAGCAAGATCTATGTCAAAAGGTCAAAAAAGATCTGCTGTAAGTAGAAAACAAAAAGCTGGAAATCCAGGTGGTAAACCCACTATGGTAAAAACAATTGTCAAGAAGAAAACAAGCAAAAAAAATAAAGCTTGATGTAATCAATTGGTCTAAGACAGTCTTGGAACCAATGAATAAACACATAGGTTTTCCTGCGTGTCCTTTTGCAGCTAAATGGAGAAGAGACAATAAACTTAGAATTGAAGTTCGTATGGATAAGTCTAAATACGAGAAACAATTAACTGATGTCATTAAGTCTTGGGATAAAAAACAACATGATATTATTATTTATTGTGACCCTTTTTTTGAACAATACACCCCTGAACAATTTCAAGATAAGATAGATTTTTATAATAAAACCTATAATAGAAGAGATGTTTATTTTATGGGATTTCATCCTGAAAATCCAGCAGACCCAAATGAACAAGAATTTTTAGTAGATCCTACTGAAGAAAAGGTTATTCATGGAGATTTAGAGTATTCTATGATGCTCATACAAAAGTTTAAACAGTTGTATGATGCAAGTTGCAAACTTCATAAGATAGGCTATTATGAGAAATGGCCTAAAGACTACTATGAAGAGGTAGTAGCTGAAAGGCAACGTACGTACGAACAACTAAATAAAAAGAGGTAATTACCATGATGAAGAAAAAGCAAGTAATGAAAAAAGGTGGCATGGCCAAAAAGCGTGGTGGTGGCATGATGATGAAAAAGCGTGGCGGTGGTATGGCAAAAAAGAAGCAAGTTGCCAAAAAGCGTGGCGGTGGAATGATGAAGAAGTAAAATGGCTACCTCTGGAACAACTACTTTTAATTTAGATATTGATGATGTCATTGAAGACGCTTATGAAAGATGTGGTCTTCAAACTAGAGAAGGTTATGATCTTAGGTCCGCTAGACGTAGTTTAAATATTTTATTTCAAGAGTGGATGAACAGAGGTATTCATTTGTGGAAAGTAGAAAATCAGACTGATAATTTAACAGCAGGAACAACTACTTACACAGCTCCTAGTGATGCGAGCGATGTGTTAGAAATGACTTTTAGGACTGTCTCAAGTGGAACAACAACCGATACTACTATGACAAAAATATCTAGATCAGAGTATCAAGCTATTCCCAATAAATTTTCACAAGGACAACCAACTCAGTATTATGTAGAAAGAAACTTATCTAATGTTTCTATTAATTTATATCAAACACCAAATACTACTAATACACAAATTAATTATAATTATATAGGTAGAATACAGGATGTCGGATCGTATACTAATCAACCCGATGCTCCTTTCAGATTCTTACCTTGCATGGTTTCAGGATTGGCTTTCTATTTATCACAGAAAAAAAATCCACAAATGACTCAAACTCTTAAACTGTATTATGAAGATGAGTTACAAAGAGCTTTAACTGAAGATGGCCAAAGAGCGTCACTTCATTTAACTCCTCAAAATTATTTTATAAACGGATCATAATATGGCTACCTTTGCAACAGGTAAGCATGCTTTAGCGATTTGTGATCGATGTGCTCAAGAATATAAATTTCATCAACTAAAACAAGAATGGAACGGTCTAAAAACTTGTCCTGAATGTTTTGAAGTAAAACACCCACAATTAGACTCATCTCATCACAATGCTGATGCTCAAGCTTTACCGTGGGCACGACCAGCGAGACAAGAACCTATAGTGGTTTTTGTTGGGTCGTCAGGAGATAGTAGTTTTGAGTCCGATGGTATGCAACCTTCAACAGAAATCAGGAAGTTGCTAATTGCTACGAAAGTTGGTAATGTAACCGTGAGCACATCATGAATTATTCTGAACTTGTATCTAATGTAAGAAACTATACTGAGGTAGGATCAGAGGTTTTAACTGATTCTCTTGTTAACACATTTATTGTTAATATTGAAAACAGAATTCAAAGAGAAATAGATATAGATGCTTTTCGAAAGTTTCAATTTTCTAGTTTTACAATAGGAAGCCCTTTTGTTACAGTGCCAGATGATTTTGCTTTTGAGCGAGGAGTTCAGATAAAAGATCAAATTACCAAAGATAGAACTTGGTTAGATCAGAGAGACACCACTTTTGTTGATGAGTACAATGTCGATAGATCAGATACTGGTAAACCTAAATATTACGCTAACTGGGATGATAACACGTTAATTGTAGCTCCTACTCCTGATGCAGCTTACGAAATAGAATTATGGTATAATAAAACACCAGACAGATTGTCTAGCACAAATACAACTACTTGGTTGTCAACTAATGCTCCTGAAATTTTATTGTATGGAGCAACATCTGAAGCTTTTTCCTACTTGAAAAATCCTCCATATGTGCAATTATACGATCAAAAGTATGCTCAAGCAGTGCAAAATTTAGCACAGACACAAATGGGCAGAAAACGAAGAGATGAATACGCAGATGGGGTCCTCCGTATTCCTCTAAAGTCAGTAGATCCCGGAGGTAAGTAAAGATGGCCATTACACAAGCAGTCTGCAATAGTTTCAAAGTAGAACTATTAGAAGGCGAACACGATTTTCGATCATCTGGTGGAGACGCATTTAAACTTGCTTTGTATACAGACTCTGCAACCCTTAGTGCTGCTACTACGGCGTACATTACAGGTAACGAAGTAGGTGCTTCAGGTACTTATGCTGCAGGTGGTGGAGCATTGACAAATTCAGGTGCCTCAGGATCTGGTGCAACAGCATTCATTGATTTCAGTGATTTAAGTTTCACAAGTGCAACAATCTCAGCACAAGCTGCCGTTATCTATAACGCAAACACTACTGCAACAACTAATACAAATGCAGCAGTTATGGTTTTAGATTTTGGTGCAGTGAAGACTTCAACATCAGGTACATTTACAATTCAGTTCCCAACAGCAGATTCATCTAACGCTATATTAAGAATATCTTAATATAATCATTTAGCTTTTGTTGTAGTTGGGCTAAGATACAGTTATGTTTTTTGGAACTACAACCTTTGCTGAAGATTCATTTAGTGCTCAAGGTAGTAAGAACGTTAGAGTTGTTCTTTCTGGAGAAGCATTAAACACTGCTGTTGGAACAGCTACTATATCTGGTAGTGCTGTTGTTACACTTACAGGACAATCTCTCAGTACAGCTATAGGTAACGAAACCGTTAGTGCGGATGCTAACGTTACAGTTACTGGACAAGTTTTATCTAGTGCTCAAGGTTCCGTTGCAATTGGAGCAGGAGTCACTGCTTTCCCAACAGGTGAATCTCTAACTCCAGCAGAAGGAGATGTCACTATCTTCTTACCTGACATTACGGTTTTCCCAACAGGTGAGTCAATATCCTCTGCAATTGGTCCTTATTCTATTTCCGCAGGTGGTCAGACGACCATTGTCGTTGGAGCAGAAGCTCTTATTGAAACAACTATTGGTGATTCTGTTGTTACAGGATCTGCCGTTGTCTCTCTTACAGGACAAACTATATCTACAGCAATCGGTGATGAAACAGTTTCCGCTGACGCTAATGTTCCTGTCACAGGAATAGCACTAACCTCAGCTCAAGGAGATGTTGTTGCCTTTACTAATGTTGATGTTGACGTTACAGGACAAAGTTTAACCACAGCAATTGGTGATGAAAATGTCACTGGTTCAGCTTTAGTTACACCTACAGGAATAGCATTATCCGTTGTCCAAGGTCAGGCTGAAGGTCAAGCAGGAGCCGATGTCCCTGTTACAGGACAAGCGATTAGTTCTGCTCAAGGCAGTGTCACCACAACAGCTTCCGCTTTAGT